CTTCTTCTAATGGATCTAAAAATTCTTCAGTGAAACCTGGCAAAGCAAACGGCTGACCTGAAGTATATTTTAGATATCTGTTAGCAAGAGCGCCCACTGAACCCTGTAAGAACTCTTCTGCCATTTCATTTACCATATCTACAGCTTTCCTTGCTACATCTTTCGTAAACCATCGCCAGTAAGATGTCTTTATGTAGTTAGATGCTATGGCAGACGTAGATGCTGCAGTTTTGTACATGGGCCTAAACCACTTAATAGGTACCCAAGAAAGGGCAAGACCTAACTGCATTAACTCTATGGGTGCCTGAGCAAGACTAGCAATATAGGCGGCCTTAGCCATATCATCTGGGTCAAGCCCACGTCCATATAAATCTCTTTCTGCTTCCATATTTCTATAGTTTTCTGACATTGAAGAAAGCTGTACTGCATGGAGCATACCGTATCGCCAAGCCCATTGTGCGAATTTGCTTGTTATTTGTGGGGCTGCAGTAGTAGCTGCAGTTTCTGCAGTTTCTGCAGAAAGTAAAGCACCAGCGCCAGTACCAGCTGCTGCGCCTACACCTGTAGCTGCTCCCAATCCAAGTCCAGCAAGAAGCATCCATGTAGCCTGCCCAGCTGCTGTGGACATCCATGCATATGTTTGCCCCGCATATTCAGCAAACCCATGCACGAGTTTGCCAAAAAGGCCTTTTTCTCTATACCAATCGACATAATAATCACTATTTTCGATAGCCTCTAAATATCGTTTCCAATCAATCAGTCTTTCTTCAACGCTAACCCCATTAGCCCAAGCCCACATATCTCTAACATCAGGGAGTGGACGTGAGATTAATGCCATGTTTTGTTGTTCAGCTATATAGCGTGCATTCAATTCACCCTCACGTATAGAGGCTGCGCCATGTCTAAATGTAGTAAGTACTTCTTTTACTGCTCTACCTGGGCCAAAGTCAACAGGTGCCCAGGTCCCTGCACGAATGCTTCTTTCATGAATGTGTTTCCTTTCTTGGGTACTCCTTGAAAACGCAGGCCTACGTTCTGTAAGTTTTCTGTCTGAAACTACAGGAATAAACGGTCTTGATAGGGTTGCTTCTGTTTGTTTTATGTTATCTAGGTCATCTCTTACTATGCCCATACGATATACTTCTCTGGCTAAAATACTTGCCATCTTAGGGGCAGACAAAACAAATAAATCCCAATCATAATTGTTAGGGGTTAAAGTCTCGCCGCGCTTCTCTATTTCATCTCGCACTTCAGGGAAATTCATTATTGTAGCCATAGTGTAACCATATTCATCGGCCATCTTTTGATAATGAGCAAATTGATCAGGACTCATATGCCCAAAGGTTGTGTATGCATCTATAAGTGGTTGTTTTGGCACGTATGGTTCTTGCTTCCTTTGTTGTAGAATCATAGAAGCAGCAGATATGTTATTGGCAATATCTGACGGAATATTAATTCCCTCTATATTTTGTTCTTCTTCTTCTTCAAACCATAATTTATCTGGCATAGGCCTTACTCCTATCAATTTTATCAACTGGCATTCCGCCAAAATATTCCCATGCTGGTACCAAATTACCATCCTGATTCATATACCATTGTAAACTACCATCTGGAGCTTCTATAAGTACAGCACCCATATTATGTAATTCAAACCCTTTCAATGTTTTTTTGTTGAAAAATCCTTGTGATACTACTACTGGCTTGACTAACGCTTCACCAATGGCATAATATGTAGTAGGCCTTATTGAAGCCTGGCCAGTAGAACCGACCATAACATCCACAATTTCAAGATATGCTTCCAAAAATTGTTGGAAAGCCTTTAGATCGTTTGCAAAATATTTATCTTGGAAATATCGTTTTATGTCATACGGTATATCTCTAGCGAAGTTTGCAGTTATAAATGGTCGCACTGCTTCTCTTGTTATTGACTCAATCTCAGGTTCGCTAAGTATACGTTTTTCTATAGCCTCTTTTTTAGCAACCGTATCATATACTATACCGGCAATTCTTGGTAAAAGTGCTTCTGAAATATTATTATCACTCAGAACTTTATAAATAGAGTTATAAAGATTCGGATGAGCATCTTTAGTACGCCATGCTTGGTAAATTGTCTTCTGTTCTTCTTTTGTAAACCTTCCACCAAGAGCAGCAAATATTTCAGCTTCGCTTTTAAAGGCCTCTGGATGTTCGGGTGGCAATGTTACTCTCCATAAAATATAATCAAAATCCTTAAAACTCTGCCATCTGCCTACATCTGATTTCTCATAATTAGATCGTACTTGGTTTTGCAAGCTCAACTTATCTTTAGGATCTAAATTAGATTCTTCAATTATTTTGATAGCATCGGTCAAAGAGCCAGCAGATGAAATCCTAACCACAATAGAATTTAAATAATTATCATAACGTTCTGCCTCAAATCTTCGTTCATCCACATAAATGCCCTGCACGTATGTCATAAGCTTATTTTCTCTTTCGCCACTAAAATTTTCTCTAATATACTCTAAGGCTCCCTCTTCGTTCTGTAGACCAAACTGTTGAAATATTTTATACCCAGTTTCTTGGACAAATATAACTTCTTCTTTATCTTTAATAAAGCCTTCTATCTTAGTCTGGTTGGCAGTGCTTATCTTGTCTTTATTTTGTTCATAGTAATTTTTAGCTGCTTCAAGTTCATCGTTCGCCAATAAATTAGAAATAATGCCACTGTGTACATTATTGTGCCATTCATCCATAACAAGTTTTACTGACTCTTCGCCATAACTACCGTAAATAGCCGTTACTATACGTTCTGCCTCTTGAGTAAAAGCAGCCATAGCTTCGGGGTCCCCTTTAGATGCTATAGCTGTTTCTGTAAGTGATTTAAGGTTTGCATCAAGTTGTTGAATTCTAGCTTTTTGCATTTCAGCAGCTTCGTGTTTAGAAATCTGACTTTGGTATGCTACTGATTGGCGCAACATAGATTGTGTCAATACATTTCTTTGATTAGCATTTTCTGCCTTGGCAGCAACTTCTTCAATTATTTTATTGTATTCTTCAACAAAAGTTTTATATATTCCATCTGCTTCTAAACCCTGCTTAAGCATTAATCCATTCTCACCATACAAAATATTAGTAACACGTTGCTGAGCTTCTACCGTAAGGTTTAAACCTTTGATCGCATCTCTTTCTTCTTGCATACGCTTGGCATGAGCTTCTAATTCTGCTCCAGCTTGAGACAATGCAGATGCAATAGTACCACCAAAAGCCTCAGGCCCAGGGGCTGTTGCCGTTGGCGTTGGTGGAGTTTTTATTGTTTCTTGTGGGATAATTCTAGGGACTCTCATTATTATCACTTACCTTACCCAGGGGCTGGCCCATCCAGTCCCATTTATCAGAAAATCTGGTAACAGCTGTGCCAAGATGAGTTAGTCCACCAATGATTCCTGCCGTCCTTGCCTGTTTACCTGCAGCACGAGCTGCAGCTGCTTGATATCTTTCCATATTGGCACGATTACCATAGCCCCATTGGTCTAGCATAGCATTATATCTGATTGTGGCGGCATCTTGCTCTATGCTCCACTGTGTACTGAGCAAAACATCCAAAGGGCTTCCTGCATCAGGGATAAGACCAGCAGCACCAAAAGCAGCACGCTGAGCACCCTTTGTTAGTGCTCCTCTGAGCCTTAATTGTCTTTCTTCTTGTGCCGCCCTTTCTGCAGCGATAGCAGCTTTACTTTCTTCAATCTGAGCGTTGTATTCTGCGGCCCTTGCTTGAGCTTCAGCACTTTGTTGAGCGGCTCTGCCAGCCATTACTGGAGCTGCCACAGACATAACTGTACCTAAACCACCAAGAAACGCAGGAACACTGCTAAAGGTTTTAGTTACCCAAGCAGTAAGTGCGTTAATGCACATCTCTATCACTCCTTACCCAAACCATCTTGTAAAACTTAGCCGAAGGGTCAACGCCAGGATAAACTTCTTCTAAAATTTTAAATCCAACCCATTCAAGCATTTTTATCACTTCAATGTTTTTTGAATATATTATACACTCAAGCGCATTAAACCTGTTTTGTAAATCCTTCATTATTTTCTTAAAATGCTTTAAAAATATAATACCATATTTATTGATAAGACTTGAACATATAAGCCAAGGATATGCTCGCTTAGTTAGCTTAGACAACTCACGAAAGCCAAATATAGCAGCAACACGACCATCGATAGTGACAGCATATACTTCGTCAGACATATTTATTGATTGCATCAATGCATCTTTGTCTGCTGAGCCAAACAATGCATTTAACTCAGCAATATTACCAGGATGCATTGATTCAATTATTTGGTCTACGTGGTACTCTTGGCATACTTCAGTTTTAATCTCCATGAGCAACCCTCACAGTCCAGTTTAATATGTTAAGTGGATATGGATGTCTTTGTTCTATAGTTACCTGGCCATAGTAGTCATATTCAGAACTCAAGTCCTCTATTAAAGTGCCAGAATATAGCTCAAGGTCTTCATTGGGGTAGTAAATGGGATACATGTCGTCTTCCTTGGTGCCAATATAACCAAATCTACTATCTAAAACTTGCAAAATAACACTAGTAGCACGCCGCCGTGAACCTGTAGATATACCTTCTTTGGCTTCGTATATCAATGGTAGAGATTGAATTGTACCAATGTATTGTAATCCAACAACAACATATGAGGCTGTATTTTTTAAAGTAATAGTACCATTCTGCACAGTATGGCCAAAGATTGGTACGCCATCAGCTAAAACTACAACTTGCTTGCCATTGAGATGGTTTAATCCGCTTATTATAGTAGTTGGATCTCCATCATGTGCCACAATAGCACAATCAAGATGCATAGTTTCTGGTTTTGAACTTAGTTTTTCTATGTATCGTACATCGTTACCGTTAATATTTCTTCTAACTATCATGTATACTTCATCTTCAGTAAGTCCTGGGGCAGATGAAATAGATTCAATAACACCACCAACATCGTGCATATGCCAAGCCCATACTTCCTGCTCTTTCATGTATGTAAGCCCTAGAAGCTTACCATCAGACCTCACCACCCATAATACACTCCATGGTTCCTGCTGATAGCACCAGTCAACAATTGTGTAATCATCAAAAAGATGTGTTGCGAAAATAGATAAGTCTACGCTATCATAACCGTCGCTTTCAAAAGAGTATGCTAAGTCACGTACTCTCTTACCAAACTTTTGTACGAAAAGAACAGAAGATCCAGAAATCATTGGTTCAATTGGATGGCTACCCCGATAACCTTGGCTAGATATATACATTGAATCTGGTGTAATGGCATTGCCTTCGGCGCTTCCAGTAATACGCCATTCGCCACCAGTAGTAAGAACAATTAAGTCTTTCAATGAAACAATGCCCTGTATTTCATCAAGCGAGCGTGATCGTATGGGTATCTTGACAGAATCATCTGCTTGGACAGGCTCAGAAACGCCAAAATTATTGTAATCGCCAGTTACGCTTTGCCATATATCGAATGGACTCGTAGGCGTTCTACCTAAAGTCAATCTATCCTGATGAAACGTGATAACAGCTGGCCAACCAGGAACATCACCCCATGCACCAAGAGACCATTTCTTTGTTGGAGTATTAAGATATAAACACTTGTGTTTGACTTTACATCTTACACTAGTAGGGGATATATATTGAGTAATCTCTAGAATACCATTGATTTCTTGTCTGGAATATTTAAAAACCCAAGTAAACGGGAAAATATTACCAACATTATAGAATCTTACTTTAGGTATAATATTATTATAATCTTCAGAATAAAGTTCTCCAGTTATTTTTACTCTATTTGTAGAATGCATATTTAAAAAACTATCATAAACTTGCCACGTAGAACCTCCATCTATTGAATATTGAATTTCAACGGATGAAGCAATATGAATTTCGTTGACAGTTTCAAATGTACCTGTAATTTCAAATTTCCCATCTACATCCCATGGGCCTGCAAGGACGCCTGTCGTTTCGCTGTCTGCAGTACCATTTGATATTATTCTAGATTCCATCACATATCTGATTTGTATCAATCTACCTACATCTTCTGGGACAAACATATCAGAAGAAGCTGTAACCGTAACAGTATCGCCAATCTTACCAGTAGAGCCATTATATGAAGATATTGTCAAAGTATCATCAGTATCGTTTTCTTTCATAAATGGGCCATTTTTAAAATCAAGGTCTTCTAATGACCAATTGTCATTGGCATAACGCTTTAATTGCTTTGGTCTATGGTGGCCATCTACTATATATAATACATCGGCTGATTGAACATATCTAATATTGGGAAGGTCTTCAAGTTCATATGGGGCAGCAATTTCATAAGGCACAGAGCCACTCATAATTGGCCTACCATCTACAAAAAACCTCATATATTGATTGCCTACCTCAATATGAATAGATGGCTCGCTTGTGAAACTCATTGGAATAAGTATGGCTTTGCCGTTGTTTTTTGTGCTACCTACATACCAAGTACCAGGTCTGAAGCTGGTGCCACCATGAGCGAATGGTATAAAATTGCGGCACTTAGCTAACGATACTCTAACCTTTTCAAGGTCTGACCTATACCACAATGCAGGGGCTACTTCACCGCCTACCATTGCTACCTGGTGAGTTTTAAATGTGCTGGACGATGGGGAAGATCCCATATTGCGTGCCATTAGTATCTAGCCCTCCTATATTTGCTTTCATAATCGCATACAACGTGGATGGCCTCGTTGGCATTGATTTCCTTGGACCCTTCACCCATCTGCATAGATAGTTGTAGTAAATCTAAATGTTTGCCCCTATCCCCAGCATGGGCCATTGCTATCTCAGCAGCAAGGCGAGTAGCAAAAGCCTGCACAAACATAGATGGGAATGCTTCCTCACGAATATTATTTGTGGTATATATAGCATAAGCATCAGCTTCGTTAGTTCCAATTAGAAGCCTGCCAGTATTTTCATCAGTTATAATTTCATATAAAACTGGTATTTCATCTTTAGTATCTATAGACGCCTTAGAGGTTATCATTCTAATGCATAAACAATCATCTGGATATTCGTAACAATACTCCCATTTAATATGCTTGTAATCTGATAATATTAATGGAACAGTCCTTTTAGCAAAGCTCCACGAATGCTCCTCTAAAAAAGAAAATAATGTAGGTTCATATAAATTATGCAATGTTTGAGCTAACGGCGAATCAAGAACCTTGTCATCGACAAGTTGTCTTGAGATGCCTGCTTTGGCTAAAGCTAAATTCCATATCTGTAAACGGGTAAAACTCATAAATTCACCTTCTTAACATGTGAGGGGGCATAGCCCCCTCAGCTATTGTATTACCCTTTTCTCCTCTTCCTGTCGGAGCGAATCAATCGAATTATCTCTTGGTTCGTAGCCCCGATAGGAACAGACACGCCTTCCTTGCCTGCCAGCTCAAGTAGTTCATCCTTTTTCATTTGATTTAAAGTTTTATATTCCTCTCGTGGATCTTCTTGTTTAACTTCTTTAGCTTCCCCAATAGGCTTGAACCACTTGGGCACAGGCACACCATCTGGCACAACTACACGCTCACCCTTTTTGCGATATCTATGGTTAAAGTCCAAGCAATCAGTAGTAACTTCATACAACATAGCAAACACCACTAAAAGTTGGTCTGTGGATTATCGATCAAATAAATATCAAGTGCTCCGCCAGTTATATCGGCTGAAACAATTTTTGCTCCAATATATCTTTTAACCTTTTCTGGTTTTGGAAGCCTGATCATGCCAAAACAATACTTATCAGCTAAATCTGCAACTGGAACAGCACCAGACGACCAAAGAACATCAGAAGTGGCATCGGCAAGAGGTACAGTATCACTCGTAACCAACTGGACCTCAACAGATCCTGTACCTGTGCATTCATCTTCAACGTATGCCACAAAATACAGTTCGTTAACAGCATCGCCAACTTCAATGGTATCTATTACATTTTCAGAAAAAGCTGTCGTACCAGCATCTTGTGCATCACTTAAAATCAGATTGCTATCTAGTATCAATATTCACACCTCCCTTAAGAAACCTTAGACTCAGTAGTCAAAATCTTGTCACAGCGCCTTATTGGAATGCCATCAAAGGTAAGTACTTTCTTCCCGCCGTATTCATCAAGAGACAGGTAAAGATTGGGTTTTTCGTTTACCATAATCCTGAGCCATGTTCTAACCTTCCTATTACAGTAAATGACAGGACGACCAAGGTTAACCTCTGGAGGAGTTTCAACGGCCTGAATAAGCAACCTAATTAAGTTTGGAGCTGAATCAGTACCAGAGTTGAAAGACTCTAATTCATTCATATCAATATTGGCTATACGTACAACATATCTCCAGTCCCTCACAGACAAACCACAATCCCACTTGTAGTGAGACTCAAGCACGTCGTACCTGCCACCGTTAGGGTCAGTTACAGTCTGCTTACCGTTATCGGTAATCTGCATACCAGCCTTGGACCCCTTGGGGAATATACCATGTACAGTGTTGGGCCCCCACACTACAAGCCATATCGACGTTAGATTTTCTCCAGTACCGCCTGCATCAATTATCTGTGCCCCATTTTCTGCAGATTTATCACAAAACCTTGGAGCCAAACCCATGAACTTCTCAGGCTCGTCTCTGGTGTCACCATAAAACAGCGTCTTGGCCATCTCCTGGTTCATTCCTTCAATGTGAAGTCTCTCTTCAGAAAGCCTCCACTCGGCAGAATTACCATTCAACTTGGCCAAGTCAATGTCTATCTGTGGCCTGGCCTCAAGCATGCCGCACGTATCTACGACTTGTTTGGTCGTGCCTTTCGTAGGCTGAACACCTCTATACAGAGTTCTCCACGTAGGCTCAGGTATACCTGTGGCTACTGTGGTTTGGTGCCCCGTAGGCAGGTTACCTTCAATCCACACCATATCTTCTAGTATCTGATTAGTTTCAGCCAGCAAGTTTACTACGGTATCTATCTTACCTTTTGGGTCAAGCCTTCTCGCCCAATCAAGCAAGGTAGGAAGATTTTGTCCCGTTACTGCCAATTCTCACACCCCCTATTTATCTTTAAACATCGTCGGATAGAGCGTTTTCAGGATGTTATCCTCATCGCCAACCCCTGGACGGCCTTCGACGAATTTAGCCTCTGTACCGATCTCTTTACCTACACGATACAGAAATGCTAAAAGTCTAGGGTTATTGCCAAATCCTGTCTGGTCGAGCTCCTGAATCAATTGCTCATCTCCGAACTTATTGAGGACTGGGATGATCACAGTTTTGAGGTTCTCCTCAAACTTGGGTCCTCCATATTCCTCATGTTTCTCAGCCTCTTCGCCCCACTTTTTCACCTGATCATACCAAGCCTTGATGCTAGCTTCCTGAACTGCTTTAGCTTGTTCCTTAATATGTTCAAACAAATCATTGGCTGCTTCCTGAGTTGCGCCGTGTTTTCTTAGAAGTTCAGTGTATTTTGTCTTTTCTTCTTCGGTTAGCTTAATGTCTTCAGGAAACTCGTATGATTCAGGCACCTCTGGCTTTAGCTTTTCTTCTGCAGGCTTTTCTTCTGCAGATTTCTCTGCTGAGTCAGGCTTATCTGCAGGTTTAACCTCGCCAGAGACTGGTTTTTTCTCTACCGCTTGCTCGCCTTCGCCCGAGGGTTCAGTGTTTGTCTGTGCCTCGATATTGACGTTAAGCTCTTCAGTCATTATTTTCTTCCTCCCAATCATGTAGTATTGCTTCTACCTGCTCATTCCACTTAAATGATTCCGCAAACATCTTGCCAAACAAATCCCTATCGACACCTGCTAGTTCTTCTATGATCATCAAACCTATTTGCCTCATACCATCATTGAAAAAAGTGTAACTATTACCAGTCATAACTGGATGAAATACATGGCACCGTTCAAGTATTGAATACACCCACCTCCTCCCAGATTCTGTTTTAACTATTTCGGCAAGGTCATTGATATGCATATCTTTAACAATTTGTTCTCTTAGTCTTTGCTTTTCTGCCCCTTCATGATCAGTAACACTATATTTTCTAGGGTTCTTGTTCATCGGATACCACCTACAGCACCCTCAATCAGAGCACTCAATGCATTCTGCCCACTCATATCAGCCTCAGATAAGGTCTTGCCTTGCTCTATAATCTGCTGCATCTGAGCCATTTGTGCTGCCTGTCTTTCGGCTTCAGCCCTTTGTCGTCGTATTTGTTCACGCACTCTAGGGTCTGTAAGCATTCTCTGCGGTATCTGTATTGCTGATAAGTATCCTTCACCTATAGCATCAGGATTCAATATATCTCTAGCTTCAGGATACAAACTAGATAGCTGTGCAATGAATGCCGAACCCTGCTCTATCTTAGCTGATTCTATCATCTGTTGAGCTTGGGCTAATATTGACACATATTCTATGGTTATCTCTTGGTCTTCAATACCTGGCGGCGGTGGTGGTAGTAATCCTCCTCTAAGCATAATGCCAAATATCCTGTTAATTGCATCATCTAAATATTCATCTGCTCGTTCAAGAGCTGGTGATAACATCAAGAGCTTTTCCTGCTGTATCTCCACAACTTCACGAGCTGTTTTTTCTGCGCTTCCTGTGGATCTAGCCATTAATGCAAGGAATAAGTCCTTGTAATATGCTTGATCTATTAATTGCCTAAGTTCAGTTAAACTTAATTGTATACCATTAAGGTCAGGGGCAACCTCATACAGTGGCTTAATTCCTCCGCCTGGTTGCATAGTTGAGTAAAATGATAATCCGCCTGGTGCTGCATTAACTACTTTGTCCATATCAGCAACGGGTGCTTGAAGCGGTGGGTTAACTGATTTTTCTATACCTACTCCTCTGTCTCTCAGCGTAGCATGAAGTTCTTTACAGTCAGGCAAAACCACCCACCCTGGCCCAAAACCATAATCATCTCTACCAGCTATCTCCCACCTAAATGTTGCGAATGGTTTTTCTTCATAGCCCTTTACCTCAAGTACTCCTTCGTCGTCTTCTGAGGCCTCAGCCTCAAAATATACTGACCTATATGGCATGTTTCTATTACTTCTACCGTCACGAATACGATCGTCGTTTGGCTCTATGGCATGAATAATGTGGTGCCATTGTTCAGTGTTGTTGCGGTCGTACTCATTTCTAACTTGTCGTGATACATTCTCTTTGCCAAATGTATTGACCAACTCCCACGTAGTCATATAGAAAGACCTATATAATGTATTGTTTCTCAACGTATAATCAGAAGCCAGCGCATATTCACCAATCATCAATGTATGCGCTCGTATAACATCTTCAAAATCTTCAAGAAATACAGTTACGCCTGTCCCATACGTAGGGGCCTGACTCCATACACCATATGTGCCTTCGTAAAAATTGCTCTGCCCCATTACAAAAGTCATACGATAAGTAACTTCATCCAACCATCGACGTATTGCAGGGAATCTAGCCATCTCAGGATCAGGCAGGCTGGCACGCCACCACTGCCTTGACTTAGATGTCATCCCACTTTGAAGTCCTGCCGCAGTGACACGTGCTGCAAGCGTAGGCCATGACGTAACCATGTCCTCATCGCCACGTCTGGGTCTGGTTTCAAAACCTGGGAACAAAGCACGGCCATACTGCGGCAGGACATACCTGCACAAGTCCTTCCATATAGGCTCCCAATGCGACCTATTATAAAGCAATTCTTTATGCCGTTTCTTATATTTTTGTATATCGGTCACACCAGGTAGTTCCATAAGTTACGCCCCCATAGTCTTACGCAGTACAGTTTGAGGTTGTTGTGGTTGCTGAGTGGCCGCCCCTCCACCTGGTACACCAGTCCTGCTTCCTCTTGTAAGCCACGTAGACTCAAATCCTCTCCTTGCTGCTGCCCGCCTCCGTTCAAGGTCTTTACCAACTTCTTCACGCTCACTCTCCTGCTCCATAATAGGAGGCGGGGGTGGCTCCACTATTGGGGGTGGCGTTGGAGTAGCAAATAATCCACACATATTTTATACCTCCATTCAATTATTTACTAGCACAGCATGCGGGCCTCCACCAATGGACCGAGACCTGCCGCCTGATACAAAAAATCTATCACCATTAACACCAAGTCTTTTAACTACAGGATAAGCAAAAGTCAAAGCCAATGCATCAGCTCTGTCAGGGCTAGGCAACTTACGCACCTTCTTTATGGCTTGCTTTGACTCAAGCTTCATCTTACCGCTCTGTCTATGGTAATCATAATATGGCGTAACTAAGTCATCACGAAGCTTTCTATCGTCAGGTATAGCTCCACCGCTCTTCAACCATTCCTTCATCTCATACCACATCTCCATGCGCTTGTTTGCAAGCTCTGGGCGACTGGATGCTGCAGAACTATTAACACCAACGACCTTATCACTCATACCCATGCGCCTCAACTGGTCGACCACACCTGCCCCTACGCCTGTAACATCTACAAATATTTTATCAGCATTCCTTTCGATGGCAAATCTATATATTTTGTCAGCGTATTCAAGAGTATCTATATCAGTGCCTTCCCATAATTTCTCTGAGTATAGACCTTGTCGTAAAAATAAACAACTACTGTCGTCACCAAAGTAACTCACGTCAGCCCCAAGTATCACAGGAGCAAAGTTATACTCACTATCATGCAAGAACCTATGTATTGCTGCCTCGACCAACTCAAGTGGTATGAACTGCTGTACCGATGCGCTCGGGAACTCACCAAGCACTCTGACACGGTATTGATCACTATCTTCACCATACTCCTGCTTCATTAGCTCTATATATTCTTTAGTTACTAGCGGTGAATCAAGACACGAAAAAGTATAGGTATCCCACAATCTCCTGTTATTGTTGAAAGCTTCGTAGAAGTACCCAGTAACCATGGTAGGGTTACCCGTCATAACGACTCTAGCGTTGCTTGTAGTAAGTGTACCTCTCATAACCTCAAATATCTCGTCAGGAACTTCAGCTGCCTCATCTATGAGAAACATGAGGTTCTTAGCGTGGAAGCCCTGTAATGCACCAGGTTGATCACGGCGTGCTGTACGAGCTACGGCGTACTGTTTCTTACCACATCCTTCTATGGTAACTCTGTCTCTAGTGATTATTGTGGCGTCGGCCATATCCTTGGGCATCTTCATACGCCATGAATCTACCTCTGACCACAACACGTCATTCAACTGATGGCTCGATGGAGCTGTGCATGGTATTTCAACGTCTAATCTTGTCCAGAGGAACCAAAGAAGTGACCATGCTAGCGTTGAAGTATTATGTGTTGGTACAAAGTCTTCGCCAGCGAGGTACATATGGTCAGGTGCTTCTACCTCAATGCACATACTCTCTTTCATGCCAACTTCTTCTATGCGGTCGATCCATCGTTTAAGATACCTATCTTGAACGACGCCTTGTAAATTCTTTTGTTTTCTGCTAACATAGCCTAATTTTGTACCAGGTTTGAATCGAATGGTTATGTTATAAGCGTCGTTGCATGGTATTTTGTTGCCTTCATCATCTTTGTATCCTGCTTTTTTAACAGTTTTTTGTATTGTGGCTATGCCGCCTAATGATCTAACTAACCACACAATGTCATCTCTTAATTTAGGGCTTGTGGTTGTGTATACGCAAGCTCCATTTTTACTGATATATCCATCGGTATCGATTAGTCCACGCAATAACTCAAACCGATCTTGAATGGAAGAATATTTATATATGTCTGGTATGAATCTTTCATATGAATAACAATCAAGCAAGCCAAGTTCACGTAAAGATGTGCTACATCCCCTAAAGTTAATTCTATTATTATCAACAAATGAAACATTAATGCCTACTTCTTTAATACGCTCATATATTTCTATTTCTGGTTTGAAAATTGTTCCCCTATTTCTGCCACCATCACCAATCCAGCAACCAACGAAGTATGGGTGAAGTGGTAGTTCTTTCTTCTTACGGAATGCTACAGGCTCATATGGGGGTATCTCAATCTGTCTTGCCATGGAGCGACCATTACTTCGTTTACACAGTGGGATCAACTCTTCAGTCGTTGCAATACGCCAACCTCTTGAGTTACGCCTTTCTTTGCGAGTTTTAACCTTCCACAGATGGTCACCTGTAGTCTCCAATGAACTGCCATCAGTGAAAATAACATTATATACCTTAACCCTACCTAATGGATAAACAGCCTTTATTCTCGTTGGCGAGCCATCAAGACTAAATACATCGTCACCAACTTTAAGATCACCCCAGAATCGTGGTCCATCTGGTGTCACTGTAACTAATTCAAGCGGATGTCCTTTTCCGACCCCATGTCCACTCTTTACAGCGACATGTGCATTATCTTTAGCTATCGATTTAAGCAGTTGTTCTTGCTGATGCGTTGGTGTGGCGCCAAAGATCTCTTTAACAAAGAGGACTGGATCCTTACGATATGATGCAAATTTACTGATCAGCCGCTCATTGATCTGCATCTTTAGCCCTCTTCTTCGAGTTGCTTCTCAAGAGCACTTAACAAACTAGCAGGGCTGAAGTTAACGTTGACCTGATCCACGAAATCACCGCTAGCTTTGGCGAGCAACTCGCTAGCACGAATTTTGTCCTTTGGGCTGGTTTCTGGGTCGTTCATTATACGAGCCCAAAACCTTTTCCTTGCTGTCTGTGATTTGACTACCACATCGGCCTCAGGGTCTGCACTTTTTTCGATGGCAAAGTAAAAATCGTCTCTGGATAGAAGCTCTTGCGCTTTTTCTGCGGGGTTGTCGTACCCTACCATACGACAGGCTTTAACCACATCGTTGATGCCTGCGGCCACAAGGTTGATGACCGCTCGCTCTTGTTCGGTAAATAATTGTTTGGATTGGACTTTCTTCATTGGGTACACCTCCCCTCTGATTTTAGATTAAAGCATTGTTGAATTTTTGTCAAGGTAAAATAAAGAATATTGTATTCTGTGAACATAAAATTAGACCCCGCAGTGGTGATGCGGGGCCTTGTTGCGAGGTTGCTCTATATACCAACCCGAAAGGAGGAGATTGGTGTAATTGTATTATGCCACATTGTGGGGTGGGTTGTCAATAGGTCGAATGGCCTGGGGAGTTGAAAATTGACCGTAGAGTGGAGGTGGGGTACCTCCGCCGCACGCCAACCTCAATTCCCCCCTCCCCCACCCCTCGTACATTGCACACAAAACAACCCCCCCTCCTCGTTGTTCATTGCATATCGTATACATAATGCAGAATATCTCATAATCAAATACAACATACAGCACAAAACAACGACAAAACAGCAGTATACAGTATGCATAGCACATAATACATAGACAATCGTGCATGCAACTAATAATAAAAGTGTATACTGCATGGATAATAAGAATAAAAAAATATATAAAAAAATGTATAAATGGGGGTAGACAGGTTTTGGGTGGGCATGATATACTACAAGTACAAAACGAAAGGAGGAGGAAACAATGAAAGACTGGAAGGAAGAAGCAAGAGCAATGGCAGAAAGGGCATGGAAGGAGCACAGAGCAAACGAAGAAGCAGCAATAGAGTTCATATCTTGTTTAGCAAAGGGCTATAAAATGAAAATACACGTAAAAGAGGCATACGACATAGTATATGATGCTGGCAACAGCGATGCATATGTTTTCTTTCATGCAAACAGAGAATTGATCAGAACGGGTGGCGACGGCATAGGGAAAGATGAAACTATAGATAACGTTATATTACGTCTAGCATACCATATAATTAGATTTAAGGTAGAAGATGAATATTATAAGATTATATTTGAAGAGCTACAAGAAAAAGTAACAAATGAAATATAATAATAACAAAAAAAAGACAATAAAAACCCAAAGGAGGAATGTAAAAATGAAACCCATCAGAATGCGGAAGGTTATAGGCGGGATCAGGTACGACACAGAAAAAGCAACGATTATTGCCCATGATTGCTATTGGGATGGGCACAATTGGGAAAGAGACGGCACAAATACCTTTCTTTACAAAACAGCCAAAAATAGATATTTTGTAGTTTATCAAACATTGTGGCAAGGGCAACGAGACACCCTAAAGCCATTGACGGTTGACGAAGCTATTTATCATTACGAACAATTGCCCGAAAAGGAAGTGCCATATGAAGAGGCCTTCCCAATGATCAAGGTCGAGGAAGCATAGCCCATGGGCAAGGGAAGAGGGATCTTTGATCCTTCTTCCTTTCTTTGTATTTTGTGTACGGTGAGCAGGGATGACCACAATTGCGTGGTAGGCAGAAGGAAGAAAAACCAAAAAGGAGGAATTGGGAATGTCAAGCTGGGAGGAAACGGCGGAAAGGATAGCAAAAGAGGCGTGGGAAGAATGCAGAAATAATGAAGAAGAAGCAATGAATTATATATATGAAGAAGCAAATAATTGCTCTGAGATATCATATACAGGTAATGCATTCGACGTAGTATTAGATGCTGGAGACAATGACAAGCAAACATACATAAAAGCAGGGGATGCGTTATCGGATACTGAAGGAGACAGAATAGCAAAGCATGAAACGTTCGACGACGTAGTGTTCAGGATGGCATATTGGATCATTGCAACAAAAGCACTTGATTACTATAAACAAATAATCGAGGAAGAAGAGTAAACAAAAAACCGAAAAGGAGGAGAATAAAATGTCTTGGAAGGAAACAGCACAATTAATAGCGGAGGATGCATGGGAGCAATTCAAAGACGATGAAGAAGCAGCAATTGAATATATCGAAGAAGACATTTGCTGGTGCGCTGAAGTTATACACACTGCTGAAGCGTACAAAACAGTCTATGAAGCGTTCATAGATGACAACAAGACATTCGACATAGCAAAAGCGATTGTAGAAAGCATGGCCGAAGAGAGCAAAGAACTAGTTTTGGATATTGATAAAGTTATTGAGAACCTTGCATATTGGATAATGCATACAGAAACAATGAATTGTTATTGGGAATTGGCAAACAAGAATAGAGAAGAGGTGATAGCAGACGATTAACAAACTAACCGAGGAAGGCGGTTTATTCCGCCTTCCTTTTCTTTTTTTGTTTATGCAGGGCTGTCCACATTTGGCTTGCACCTGCAGGGCAGGCAGAATGTGGCAGAAATTGCACAAAAACCAGAGGCGGAAGGAGGCAAAATTAAATGAAAGTTACAAAGAACTTAAAACGAAGGCTTGAGAAAGCAAAAAAGGAGGGCTTCAAGCGGGTTTATGTCGTGCTAGGCAACAAATTCGCCACAACTTATTGCTCGGTTGTAGACATCGATACACTGCTTGATTGGCCAACCGGCACGCATTATTGGGTACCTAGGCCAACAGGCGGAAGGTGGAAACGCTGGATGAATACAAGGCATCTTGATCCCACAACCGACATACAATATAGCATGCTGTTTGACCAGTATTTCGACGATAAAGAGGGGCGGAAGGAGGCTTAGATAAGGTGAAATGTATAATCTGTGGGCAAGATATTCCACAAGATGAAACAGAGATGCTGTTTTTGAGTGATTCTGTGCCAAAAATATGTGAAGATTGCTTTGACATAATAGCTGAAGGTAAGAAAAATAGAAGATAATACTGTATACTGTATTATCTTCAACATAAAAAGGTAGGTCAGGACAATTGGCCTACCTTTTTTAAAGTGTTACGACCAGCCAAATTCCACAATGCGGAACAAATGGTGGGAGATTACACCCAAAAATACCCCCAAAAAAGGGCCCGAAGTGGGAGATAAGCCACATGCCGAATGGCCTACGCTAGTTTACTGCTACTAGCACCCCTCTTCAGTGTATATACTATAGGGGCAAAAAACGCGATAAACACTTTCGTGGCGTAGACCCCTTGTGAAAGTGTGGTATAAAGTGAGGACAGGTGAGTGAGGGGTGAGTACACTTTAACAGACGTGGTGTTACTATATATAGACTGGGATCTCGGGGGGTGAGTACATGAGTGAGGGCAAACAAAAAGGGCCGAGACCATTTTTCCACATTTTATGTGTACTCAGCCTCGACCCCCATAACCATGCCTGTTAATAACGTCCGTTAAAGTGTACTCACCCTGTCCTCACCTCACTCACCTGCGTTTCTTTTTTCTGAATTCTATATACAATTCACTACAACGGCGTAACACTTTTGCCTTTTTCGGGCCCCTTGCCCTACTTTTTTCTTTATCTCCCACCGAACTGTGGGCCTTTTAACCCTCACTCACCCCTTTGGCCTATACCTAAAAATACCTAAAAA